AATAAAAACATACCCCTTTAATACTTGAAATAAAGGGGTATGTTTTAACAAAAAATATGATTATAACGCGATTTCTTTTGACTTATTATTTAATTTTTTTACGGTTTTTAAAATAAAAAATAAACTACATCATTTATCTTATTACATCAATGTAGTAAAAGAATAAAATTATACTACAACATTGTCACTAGTTGCAGATAATACCATTAAACCCGTGCACCAGTCAGCCTTTTAACCAGTCTTGTGCTTTTTAACACAGCCAGAGGCTCGATGACTCACTAGTCTTTTTATTTTCTATCTATCATCATAGCACAATACTTTATAAGGTGACTTGGTAGGGTCATTATGGTTTTATATGAAACCTCGTGACAATGTGGTTGAATACATTTTATGAATGAAACAAATTGTGTATTTACGCACTCTCTAAAGAGTGGAACGATCACGAATCGAGGCGTATATTATTTGAATGACTCTGTATCATGGAACACGTTAAGAGCAAGGCGAAAACGTGTTTTTGGAAGGATTGACGACATGTTATATTCTGGTTTACAAGTTTATTTTTTTACTCTAACATTGTCTGATGACTATTTGGTTGCTGGTTATGATCATAATTTGTCTCAATCGGTTGCTTATATCTCATCACTTTGTAAGCATTATATTTTAAACGCTGATTATGGACGAAAAAATGGTCGGTTACATTTTCATGCTGTTGGTATATTCAAGTCTTTGGCTGTCTGTCCTGTTTGGTTGCGTGGTTTTTCTAATATAAAATTATTAGACAATATAACTGATTTTAACCGTAAAAATTATTCTTACAAGTTGGCTCGTCATAGCTATAAAAGTAACACGTCTGGTCCTATATTTTCACGCTCTTGGTCACAGCTTGCACGTTTATATCCTACTGAATCACAGTATTATAAAAATATGCTTGACATTGTTGATGATATGTAGTAATATGAGGTTGTAAGTCCTTACAACGTGGTTGAAGGCAATAATGAGGTGATATTATGGATCTGGTTGTAAAGTTTGAGATTGATACTTACACTGACAAGGAAGGTAAGCCTAGAGAGTATGAGCGTGTATATGTGGAAGTTCCTCTAGGTTCAACTGTAATTAAATGTGAGGTTAAGGGTGCAGATCGCACAGCTGACAAGTTGATTCGAGGTCACTTAAAAGAAAAGAGTTAAAATGTATTTAGTTGCGTTATTTGCGCCAGTTCTAAACGTTGCTGAGGATTTCAGTTCTGCGATTACATCATGGATCACAGAGATTCTCGCTTGGCTTGTTGCAGTTTTTGGTGGTATTGTTCCTGTGTTTTATGCACAGGCTACTGGTTTGACTTTTGCTGGTTGGTTGCTTGTGTTTGGTATTGCAGTTGGTTTCACTCGATTAGCTTTCAATTTCATCATGAGGGCAGCTCGTCTGTAATCAATTTGAATCACACCCCCCTCACTCCTTGGGGGGTTTTACTTTAAGAGGTGTGTTATGAGAAGGTTTGTTTTGATATTGCTTTTGTTATTTTCTTTTGTTTTCGTTGGGTCTTTGTCGATTAGTGCTGAGGCGATAGAAGGTATGAATCTCGTCGATAATAATTTTGAGAATTATAACTTCTATTCTACCTATTACGGTATTGAAACACGTTACCCTTCCTCAAGTGGTATATCGATCAGTGATACATATTTAGAGGCCTCAAATGGTCTCATGATCTACATACCAGAGTTTGATTATAAACTTTCTTGGGGTGGTATTGATAGCAAGGTTTCTGTTTGCAATTCTGTTCCCGTCTGTAATGAGTTTGGTGTTCCTATTGGTGCTTATTTGCACATTCCTTATTCTTCTATGCCTAATTCATCTATATATTTATATATTCGTATTATGCATAATTTAAGCTTACCAGCTGCTCAACTGGTTGCTGAAACTTTGAATGCACAAGCAGAGATTTATTATTATTCTGATTATGATAGTTTTGTGGATCAATACTATCAAACGATATACGATATTGGGTATGGTGACGGTATTTCTGATGCTGAATCTTCGACAGGTTTATTTAAACCGATATTAGATGTCTTTTTTGGTGTGTTTGGTTTGCTTGATACTTTTGTTCTCGATGATTTGTCTCTGGGTGTAATTATTTTCTTTCCCTTGATTATGGGTATGATTTTCTTTGTGGTTTCTATGGCTAGAGGTGGTAAGAGATGAGTTATGAGCATGTGGCACGGACATTCTACGATTTTGCGATTAGATTGGGTCAGTTTGCTGATTCTGTTTTTCGTGTTCTTTCGACACCTCATTCAGATCTAGGTGTGTCTTTATTTGATTTTGCTTTGGCTATTTTTATTGGTTCGGCTATTATTTCAGCTTTGAAAGGTGTAATAGGTGGTTAGTATGAAATTGAATGTGTATTGGATTATGCTTGTTATTTTTGTTTGTGGAATGTTCCTTGTCTTTGCAGTTGATTCTGCTGATTCTGATACTATATATTATGAGTCATCAAAAAACTATAATGGTTATTTGCCATTGCCTCTAGAAGATTATCTTATTTCAATAGGTTTGGTATATAGTGAACAAGTATATTATTACGGTTACGATATAGATACTCTATATTTAGATGAAAACGATTATTACTGGTTCATAAATGTGTGTGTGTATGATTACGAGTATAATTATAGTGATAATCCTTATACTATTTATTGCAATGTAAACATAACACTTAATTATAGTCAAGGTTGGATTATAAATATATATATGCCTTATGATAATGTTAATAAAGTAGTGACTGACTACATATACGGTTATATGATTGTTGGGTATTCAAATTATGAGGTGACTCCATGACTGATTTAGCAATTTTGATTCATGCATTTTGGGTTGATGCTCTTTCTTCGTTTGGTTTCAATCCCGGATATGACAATTACGTTGCTTGGTTGCTTACATTTTGCACGTTATACTGTTTATTTGGTCTTATTCTGTCTCTCGTTCTTGTTCCATTACGTCGTATATTGAGGTTGTAAATATGATCTTTAAAGGTTGGCGTTGGTATCAATACTGTATATATTTCTTTTCATGGTTCATTATATTTGCTTTTACTCTTGGTCCAATTTTCTTTCTTCATTGGTGGCCATGGGTTTTAACAGCTGCATTGATCATTTATTGGGTTTTTCGCCTCTATATGTGGCTTCATAGGCGTTCATATCTTTGGCGTGTCCTAGGTCGTTCTATATTCTTTGCTGGTCCTCGTGAGTCTGGTAAGGGTGCAGTGATCGCACTTGGTGTTTATGCTATGGATCACTTTATTTTTATGAAACGAAAAACGCCACTATCAAGTATTGCTATTGGTAACTGTCAAGTTGTAAGTCCATATTACTATTTTGAGCATCTGGGTTATGATTTTAAGCGAATGATTGCTGGTTGGTCTCCTAATAGGAAGTTATCTGTAAAGGTTGATGATTGGGAAGGTCGTGACTATATCTTGTTGGACGGTGGTATTTATTTTCCGTCTCATGAGGATCAGGACTTAACTCGTATGTTCCCAGCTACCTCAAACTTCATTGCTACTGCTGGTCATTCTTATGCGTCTGCACTATGGACTGACTCTCAAAATATGTTGCGTCTCTGGATTAAATTGCGTGAGCAGGTTGCTGATGGTTTTGTTCTGGCTTGTGGTGTTCTGTTTACTTCTCGTCGTGAATTTCCACGTCGTATATTTTCTTCGATTCCTTGGATTCGTCGCTATCTTGTCATAAAAGTGCGTTATTACTCTTTACAAGAATCTTTTGAGGCTCGTATGTTGCCATTCTATCAAGTTGGTGTCTTGGACGTCGCTGGATCGCCTTTGCATGTTGGTGCTGGTTTATCAAATATGAAAACATTTGAGGCGCAGCATGGTATTATAAAGGATTATAAACTTCTTGTGAAACGTGATTGGTTGAGGTATGATTCTCGGATATTCCATGAGTTATTTTTTGGTTATAAGTCTCCTACGTCGCAGCTACCAGAGTATAAAACAGTTTGGCAGCATATAAAATTAAAATTAAGGGGTAAAAAATGAAAACTTATAAGCAGCGTCATGATTTTGTAAAGTATTCGGATCACTGGTCCACACCTGCACAGATATATGATCATTATGTTCATAGTCTGGGGTATCTTGATCCTTGCAAGTTGTTTGACAGTGGCACTGATTTGAAAGCGTATGACGTTAAGTCAAATATGTTTATTAACCCTCCTTACAGTCATATATCAGAGTGGGTTAGATATGCAGTAAATAATTCATACTACAATGGTATCCATGTTGTTCTGTTGATTCCCTCAAGGACAGATACAAGATACTTTCACGAATTACTGCAACATGGTTGTGTTCTTGAGTTTATCAAAGGTCGTTTACATTTTGGTGGTAGCAAAAACTCTGCTCCTTTTCCGTCTGTTCTGGTGCATCTAAATGAAAAAATATAACTTGTATTATGGTGGTTCTTTTGTTGTTTCATGTGCTACTATTGAAGAGCTTGAGTTATTTATTCATCGTTTGCTAATGGTTAATAAAACTGATATATCTGCTGATTGTTTGATAGTTCTGATTTCTCCATAGCTTTGTGGGTGGTGGGTGGGTAGCAACGCACCCAGCCCACCTTACAATATAC